ATCTGTATCTCTATATACTCTAACTTTTATACCATCGCCAGGTGCAGTATCAAACTCTACCTGTGCAGGAATTAATGTGGCTGTGTATCCAGTTGTTTGTGTTACTCCATTTAAAGCAACTTTTACGTCTTCAGTTTTTAAAGCAGGGAATGGATAAGTAAAAATTTTTTGTGTATTATTACTCCCTGTTGTAGTTTCTTTGTAAGTTGTTGTTGCCATCAATCATTGTGTTATTTGGTATGGCGGGTGTGTTTATTTATAAATAGAAAGTATATTGTTGGTGCTTGTTTGACTACGAGATTGAGTTGTCCTCATATCTAATGATCGTTGATCACTCATTAATTTCTGTACTTCACCATCATTTTGAATTTTAGACCAAGCTACTTTTCTAGCGTTTTCCATGATTTTCTTTATACGGTCATTGTGGTAATAAGCTTTCATAGGGTCTAACTCTTTATTAATACCTTTGTTATCCCTTTTCATTTGCTGTATAGACGCAATAATCCTTGGATCTCTTGCTAAAGCATTCAACTGAGCTTCTATATTTTGATCACCAATAGCTTTTTGATATAGTGATCTAACTCTTGGAGAATTAGATAGGTTAATACCAGTTGGTGAAGAATAAGTAGATGTTCTTCTATCGTAATTACTTTCAAAGAATAGTTTTCTACCAGGGCTTTGGTCCAAGTTAAATTGAACAGGACTTATGGCATTGAACATACGAGTTGGAAAGTCCCAGTCTCTTATTGGTTGACCATTAAGTAAGTCGTATTTAGTTGGTAGTTCCTGTGGAGCTAATACCTCCATAAATAAGTTTCTATTCCTAATCGAATCAAAGACTCCTGAATTCAATTCCTTCATATAAGGATTGAATAATTTACCTAACTCATTTCTTAATGAAGACAATGGTACTGAGTTATTTAATAGACCTGAAATAACTCTATTTTGAGAACCCTCTTGGAATGTTAAAACTTCAGTAAATTGCTGTAGACCAGTTAGGTAAGACTTTGATGTTAGTCCTTGAGCAACTATCATAGCCATTCTTTGAAACTGATTCTCAGTCCACTCTTCACCCATTAGTTTGTTTGCATCACCTACATCAGCAACACTAGAAAGTATCAGGTTAAATGGTTCTAATGATTCATAACCAACCCATACATCTCCTATTTTTATACTTCTAGGTCTCCAACCTGAATCTATCCAAGCTTGTCGTTGTTTACGATTTGGAGGACCATTACCAGTAAGACCACCATTCATAAAGTGAATGTTAGCCATAGTAATTACCCCACCACCTATTGCTAATCTTCCGTTTTGTAATGCCTTAGCATTAGCTAACTCAGTAGCATTTGTAATTCCGTACTTAGCTACAGACTCTAAGTTATCAGGTGTAGCACGTGCTATTTGGTTAAATTCATCGACTACAAGATTTAGTAATGGTGTATGCTTTGCTGTTAGTTCTAGACCGTTAACACCTGTTCTTGCGAATAAAAAGAAAGGTTTAGCCCATGGTGTTTCTTCAAATACTTTGTTTAAACCTTTAGCAAAGCCACTCATATCAGTGGTTAAAGTTGCCTCTTTCTTTGCATGTAAAGTTGCAGCATCAGCTATATTTCCATCAGCATCTAAAATAGTGCCAAGGAATCTATTTTCTGCATCTTTTAATAATCCTGGGGTTATCTCTGTAATAGTACCTTCAGTAAACTCATCCATAGCTAGACGCATTGCCTTTTCCCTAGCTTTAGCTCTGACTAAAAGATGACCAAAAGCATCATCAGTAGCAGCCATGATCTTAGTTGAATAAGTTAAGAACTTATTATCATTCGCAGATCTAGCCATGTTAGCTATATTGAATGCTGCTTTATCTCCAGCTGTTGCCTTGCCACTATTCTCTGTCCAATTACGGAGCATATCCCATTGCTGATCTCCTTTTGTATAATCAGAGAAACGTGATGTAATAGTTGCTATATCTCCAGCCCAATAGGAATTAAGTTTAGTTTTAAATAAAGTAAACGCTTCTGGTAAGGTTTGAAGCATTGCATTCATAGATGCCATTGCAGCTCTTTGTGTGGCTCTATCACCAGATAAAGTTGCACCTAAAGCTGTTGATAGTGGACGTAAGAAAGTAGCTGTACCTGTACCTAGAATTGCTCTAACTGAAGTCTTAGGACCACTTAGTACGCTATTAATCATCACACCTTGCATCTCTTTTGCAAACACGCCTCGTTGTATCTGACCTTTAAAATCCCCACCTCTAATCTTGGCTTTCATATAAGCATCAAAATCCTCTAGATTTCTGATGTTATTAGACATAGATACTGTTTCAAATATTGCTTTGAATAGATCATCATTATCACTTTCTCCAGCAATCTTAAAAGCTAATCTAAAGGAATCTATAGAGTCTTGTATTTGGCTATCAACTACTTGATTAATAGCTCGTTGTTTACCAGCACCAAGGTTTCTAAAGTCTTGTGATCTGACAGCTTTAGCACGTTTTATATGAGTTAAGCCAACAATTACTTTGTCGTATAGAGCTTTAGCAGGACCATCTACATCAGCAAGGTCAGCTATATCAATTAATTCTCTACCAGCTATACCAAGATCTCTAATTTCTCTTATAAGAGAACCGATGATTAAATCACCTGCTACAACGTCTCCAGTCTGCCAAACATCAATACCTTGAATCGTGTCTTTACCTAAATTAAATTCAGACCAAAACTCTTCAGCACTTAAATCAGAAGTATTTCTACCTTCAATTACTTTTCTAGCTCTTTCAAGAGAATCACCCCAGACTTCACCAATAGTTTTACCAGCAGCCTTAGCCTTAGCTATCTCATCTTGTATGCGAGAATCACTCATAAAGTCTTTTAGTACTCTTTTTACGTGTTCCGTTGCCATACCTGATGACATACTTGTTCGATCAAGTTGTACAGGTGTATAGCTAGAATCAGCTGAACCCATTTCAGCACCCCATTCATTATCTATACGATTTAATTGCCGTCTTATATCATATGGTTTTCCATTTGATGTAGGTGCAGCTTGCCATTGACTAGATAAAGGTTTGTTTTTATATGCTCCATAACCTCTTAAAGTCTGAGCTTCTAACTGAGCTTTTTCTACTACTTGTTCTTTTACACTAGCTTCTCTAGCTATAGCTTTATCAAAAGCCTCGCTTCCACCATCAGTAACTATTTGCTTTTTACCTTTACCCTTTACAACTCTCCTACCTTTACCAATTAAAATTGTAGCTCCATCAAATAAAGCACCAATACCCATACCTTCTACGACATTCTTCAATGTCTTCATAGCAGGGTGATCTTCATCGTTGGTAGTTATAGGCGTATCTATAAATCCATATCTATCTCTAAGTATCTGTAGACCATTATCCTCTTGAGAATATTTAGAAATAGTATCTGACGCAGCACCAATAGCTGCACCTTTAGCAAGCGTTGCACTAGCTCCAGATAAACCTCCAAATAACGCACCTGCACCTGCTGCCTTAGCAGCTGGAATAATTGCAGCAGCAAGAGTTCCAAAATGAACAAGGCTTCTTAAAGCACCTCCCCACCATGTAGTCGTCTCTATTGGATTTTCATCATTTACAAACCAGTCATCCCACTCAGCTCCATAACCATCATCTGTTTTACTCTCTTCAACCATCTCTCCACTAAACATGTCAAATGCACGTTCAGGGAGAGTGACAACTGAGGATGCAGTATCTTGAATACCACCTCCAAAAGCAGATTGAAGTTCTTTAACAGCACCTTTGAAGCCTCCACCACCCTCTTGTTTACGAGGATCGTTAGCTTCTAGTTGGGCTTGTTCTAAATTTTGTTGTTGTTGAAGTGCTTGTTCCTCCCTTAGAAGGTTACGTTGCTCTTCCTCATTAATATGTTCACCTAGACCTTCAGCTGATGACAACATAGCGTCAGTGTCAATCAGATTCGGATCGAATCCTGAATTCATTTTATTACCTTAGTAATGTTTACATTCCTGCTTGTTGTTTAATCAAAGCTTCTTCTTCTGGACGTAGATCAAATTCTCTATCACCATCAAACTCTTTACGGTATTTACCTTTGACTGCACTCGGTACCCAATTTCTACCGTTCCAAATTACATAAGGGGTATCAGTTCCTTTGTTAGTTGTCTTATACCATTCTCCTGGTCTTGGTGCGCCTTCCTTATTGATTGGCTCATCACCACCAAAGAAAGTAGTTCTTAGATCTGCACTCTTACCGTCAAATGGTTTGTAATAACCATCTTGATCCATGAAGTCGTTAATTGGTCCAGAGTATTTCTGACCTTCTGTATTTCGTGTTGTGCTATATATCCAGTTCTCACCATCATAAACAGCATATCCAATCCTAAAGGCTCCTGGTAACTCTTTCCAATCACCTACTCTTGGTTCGAATGCACCTAATGTATGGGTATATCCAGCTTCTACACCTTCCTCGATTACCTCTTGTCCTGATTGAGCTATAGGTACATTTATAGCTTCTGGAAGTAGATGATCTATTTCATCATATGCAATAACTTCATCATCACTGAATGCACTTATTTTAGCTCTGAGTACTCTAGCTGGATCTGGATGGAATTTTAATAATCTAAGAGTCTTACCATTATCTAATTCATAGATTTGTTTATCAAATTCAGACATGATAAGTTTCTCACCTTTTACTAAGGCAAGTTGTGCATTTTGTACATCTCTAGCACTTACATATTTACCATTAACTTTCTTCTGACTCTTCATTAACTGCTTATAGAAATGCTGAGTTTCACCTGGATTCTTTTTAGCAGCCTCTAAAGCTTCTTCTGATCCTGGTATAACTTCCTCTAAAATCTTGTTTGGATAAGTACCAACATATTCTTTTGCTACTTGTAATTTCTTAGAGTAGGTATTATCAAATGGGATGCCTTCATTTAACAGTTTTTGATAGTGACCATTATCAATTTTTGCATAAACTCTTGCTTTTGCTTTTTCTAAAGCTACAGCTCTATTTGGTTCGTTTCCATACTCTTCAGCAAAATAGATTCTTAAATCTCCTTCAGCTAGGTTTAAAACTTCAGCTTGATCATTAGCTGTATAAGTAGCTATTTTTGGATGACCTTCTAATCTTGTTTTAAAGAAATCAGTTTTTATACGATTTGAATCAGTCGAGCTTAAACTCCATTCGTCTGATGTATCAACTCTGTTTTTCCATAGTGCAAATACATTAGGATCTTCTATACCTTTTAAATCATTAAGAGAAATAGATTCAGAGTTTATGAACTTATCAGTTAATTCTTCAACAACCTTGTCTTGTACCTTAGATTCTTCAGTTATACCATTTAGTACTGTTGATGGTAAGTCAATACCTTGTTTTTGAAAACCTTCAATAAACTCTCTTTTTTCGTCGTTATTTGGAAATCTATTCTTTGTTTTAATAATATCTAAACTCCAAGTTTTCCATGCAACTGCAGCCGCTTTAGACTGGTTTTCAATTTTCTGAACTTCTTTATTTATATATTCAGTATCTGCTTTGTGTAAAGCATCTTCCCATCCAGAAGCTTCAAAAATCTTTGCATGTATATCTTTAATGTTTTCTAGTTTACCTTGCTTTCCATAATGCTTTAAAAATATATCATCAATCTTACGAGCTTGAGTTGTTGTTAATTTACCTCTCTGTACACCTTGAGTTAGATAACCTAGTAATCTTGTTAAACCACCAGAGAACTTTTCATCTGTTTTAAATTCTTCAATAAAGCTAATTACTTGTTTTTCAAAGTCAGGACCATCTACAGCTTGGAAGACACCTGTAACTCTTAAGTAGTTCTCTTTCTCTAGGTTTGTTTTGGCTCTAGTTAAATTACTATTAATTGCCTCTTGATATTTTGTTGCTCTAAATTCCGTTAAGTTTTTATGTGCATAATCAACTAAAGCTTGTGGGTAATTTTGATCATTATATTTTTTTAATAAATCATCTCCAAAATTATTAACTGCGTCGTTTGCATCATTAATACTATATGAAGCAAAATTCGGATGTAGTTCATTAAAATTTATTTTATTCTTTGCAAGGTCATTATATAGAACCCCTTGTCTTAAAAAACCAAACCTGCCTTTTCTCCATTCAGATTGAGTCATCAAACGGAGAGCTTCATACTTCTCTCCTTTGGCTTCAGCTTCTGCAGCAAGCTTTAGGTTTTTCTTGTGCTCTTCTAAAAGTAGTTTATCTCCTTTATGAAAGATATTGATAGCCAAATCAATTTCTTCTTGATTATAACCTGATGTATCAGAGAAATTAATCTGCCTTTTTTGGCTTTGCTGTTTAGCGACTTGAGCCGCTTTAAAGGCTGTTTGAGAGAAAGCTCCTAACTGTTCAACTAACTGTAAAGGTACTCCAGCATTTTGAATACGTCTTGTATCATTAGCTTGTTCAGCTGATTCACGTCTCTCAAAACCTTTGTTGATTTTTTGATACTCTTTTTCAAGTATCGAAGCATAATCTGGTGCTTCTTCGAATTCTAATACCATGATTATACCTCCTTAAAGTCAATATCAATTAGGTTATAGTTCACACCTAAATAACCATTATCCATAGTTACTACAGCCTCTGGAACTACCTTGATTACTTCGTCAGCCATAGCTCCTATGTATTGTTTAGCTTTACCAATGTAATTGAATTTATAAATACCTAAACCAGATATAGACTCACCTATTTTCTTGATGTTTTCTTTGAGACGACGGTCACTAGCCATAGGTCCAAACATTTGACCAGATGGAGCTGTAGTAGCTAATAATCCAGCTCCTCCACCTCCTGCAGTACCCCATGCACCAGCTGCTACACCACCAGTGTAAATACTTGCAACAGTACCAGCTATCTTTAATCCATCCATTAACGCTGCAGCTCCAACACTCTGCATAACAGGTGCAGGTGGTGCTACATCAGCTACAGGTTGGAATGCTATCTGTGCAAACTGTTGATCTTTATAACCCTTCGCTTGTGCTCCTGCTTTAGCATCTTCTCTTCTTAACTTGTAATCATTTTGGCTAATAGCACGACTAATCTTAGCCAGTTCTCTTCCATAATCAGCTTCCTCTGCTACACGTAGTCTATTTATTGATCTACCTGTTCTACCACTAGCCATTAGCTTGGCAGATTCACTTTCATTTAGCAGTTTGGCATACATATCTTGGTACTTAAGCTCAGCTTCTGCTCTCTTATCTTGCCTCTTACGTTCGCTTTCGCCGTAAGCTGCCTGAGCTGCCATCTCTGCATTATTTGTATTGATATCATATTGAACATTCTTAGCTGAATAGACACTTAGATCTTGCATCCATTGTCTTTCACGACGTTCATTTTGATATGCGTATTGTCTGCGAGCAGCTTCATTTTGTGCTCTCGCTTGCGCTCCTAAACACACGGCAAAATTCTATAAAGGATAATTTGTTTGGACCAAACTCAATCTCTCGTAAGAATTTGAATCCAAGGAATTGAAGTAGCTTTA